ATGGAAACCCTAAAAGAAAGATTAATGGTAAAAATTGAAGATGCGGAAAGACAAAAACAAGATTGGCATCGTGCGGAAATTGTGGCAGCAGTTCGTAAACGCGGGAAAACAATTACTGCACTATCAATCGAATCCGGGTTAAGCGCGAATACATTAAAAAGCGCGTTGCAATTTAAATATCCAAAAGGCGAACGAATTATTTCAGACTTTCTCGGCATCCCACCTCAAGAGATTTGGCCTAGCCGTTATCCCAAACAGGTTTAACTTACTCAAAAGAGTAAACAAAAGTTTATATCAGGAGCAGTAAATGAGCAACACCATATCCTTAGAGGAGCTGAAAAATTTAAGTTTGCCCTGTCTTCCCAAGAACCTAGAAAGCATTAGATATCGTGCCAAAACTCAGGACTGGCCGTACATCGAAGAAGTTGGCAAAGCGCGTGGAGGCCGTCTGAAAAAATACTTAATCGCTTCCCTCCCTGCCGAAATCCGAGCAGCCATCATGAAACGGCAGTCGGACGAGCTGGCGGAGAAGATGCCGAAAATGCTGCCCCAAATCAGACCGGGGACGGCGATGTCGGCTCAAGCACTGGCTGAAGCGGCCAAGCTGTTGAACGAGAAACAACGGTCGGTGGCGGATGCGCGATGTGCGGTGGTGGCGGCGGTGTTGGGTATCAAATATCAATACGGTTGCTCTGCGAAGGCTGCGGTGGCTCAGTTTTTGGGCTTGCTGGCAGAAGGTAAATTGGACGCGGTCACGCTTGGGAACTTGGAAAAGGCCAATGACCGCAGTCGGTCGGCGAAGGTTGGCGAACGTACTTTAGATGGCTGGATATCTGCTTATTTGAAAGCGGAAAACGCGACGGAGCGGTTGGTTGCTTTGGCTCCGAAGACGACGAAGGCGGTCAAGCCGATTGAGAGCTACGGTTGGTTGCCGATGTTTATGCAGTTGCACAATATTCCGTCGGCTCCGAAGCTGGCACACAGCTACCGCCGGTTTGTGCAGTGGGCGGAAGCGGAAAATATGCCGGTCAATGATGTGCCTAATCTGAGTATGGTGCGACGCGTTTGGGAAAAGCTCCCGCTGATTATGCAGGAGCGCGGCAGGAAAACGGGGGCGGCTTATAAATCGCTGCTGCCTTATGTGAAACGTGATTGGGGGGCTTTGAAGCCGAACGATGTTTGGATCGGCGACGGCCACAGCTTTAAGGCGAAGGTGGCGCACCCTGTACACGGCAGACCGTTTAAGCCTGAAGTGACGGTGATTATTGATGGTTGTACGCGGTTTGTGGTCGGATTTTCGGTATCTCTCGCGGAAAGTTGTGTGGCGGTATCGGACGCTCTGCGTATCGGGGTCAAGCACTTTGGTTTACCGATTATCTACTACTCGGATAACGGCGGCGGCCAGACAGGCAAGACGATTGACCATGAAATTACGGGTATTACGTCCCGATTGGGTATCCGCCATGAAACGGGTATCGCGGGCAATCCGCAAGGTCGAGGCATCATCGAGCGATGGTGGAAAGACAATCTGATTGAGATGGCGCGCCAGTATGAGACGTTTGCGGGCGCGGGGATGGACAGCAGCACGAAGAATCTGATGTACCGCAAGATGGAAAGTGCTTTTAATGCTTTGGAAAAAGGCAAGGATTTAACGGAGGAACAACAGAAATATTTGAAAAAACTGCCGAGCTGGTCGCAATTTATTGCGGATGTGGTCAAGTGTATCGATGATTACAACAACCGTCCGCACGGCGAGCTGCCCCGACATCCTGACGGCGGGCATTACACGCCGAAGGATTATCGGGAAATGAGGCTGGTTCAGGACGGTATCGCGCCGGATATGTTGTCGGCGGAAGAGCTGGCGACGATGTTTATGCCGCAGGAGGTGCGAAAAGTGCAGCGCGGTTGGCTGGATTTGTTCAACAACTCTTATTTCTCAACTGAGCTGGCGGAGTATCACAAAGACGAGGTACGGGTCAGCTACGATTTGAGCGATGCGTCGGCGGTCAATGTGTTTGATATGGACGGCAAGTTTATTACTAAGGCGCAGGCCAACGGCAATACCAGCGAGGCTTTCCCGACGGCACGTATCGACCAACTGGCGGAAAAACGCCGAAAAGGCAAAATCAAGCGGGCGGAAAATGCAATCAAGCTCGCGAATGCGGAAGTCAATCCGGCACTGGAACAGGCGGCAGCTTGGGACGAGCTGGGACATTTGGGCGGAAACGTCATCGAGGCGGAGTATGCGGTATTGCCGAAAACGGGCACAGACGATTTTGTGCTGTTTGAGGCGGATAGAAGTTAAAACAGTTTTAAACCTCTTTTAAAAGGACTAAAAAAATGAAACAAATCAATCATACATTGCAACAAAAACTGGCTGAATTTAAAGCCAAGTCAGGCATGAACCAAACCCAACTGGCACGCGGTATCGGTACTTCGCCGGCATCCATCAGTATGTATCTGAATGGCACTTATGCGGAAAAAGGCGGTAATTATGAAACCATCGAGCCGAAAATCGAGGCGTTTTTGGAGATGCAGGACAGCAAAGCGCGACGCGAAGAGCTGGTGTTGGGTTTTGTATCGACCAAGACGACCCGCCGAATTGCTGAAGTGATGCGCGATGCGCACGAAGGCGGCGAAACGGTGGTGATCTACGGTCAGGCGGGTTTGGGCAAGACTCAGGCGGTCAAAAACTACTGCGAAAAGAATCCCGCCGCCATCCTGATTGAGGCTAATCCTAGCTTTACGGCTTTGGTCTTGATGCGCAAGCTGGCAGCAGCGGCGAAGGTATCGGCGATGGGCAGCTTGAATGATTTGTTTGAGTCTGTATCTGACCGCCTGCGCGATTCGGGCCGTCTGATTGTGGTCGATGAAGCGGAAAACCTGCCTTTACGCGCCCTTGAAATTGTACGCCGTCTGCACGATGAGACGGGCTGCGGCTTGGTGTTGAGCGGTATGCCCCGACTGGTGGCCAACCTGCGCGGTAAGCATGGCGAGCTGGTACAGCTTTATAGCCGAGTGTCTGTCGCGCTGAATTTGGGCGAATCTTTGCCGGATGACGAACTCTTTGAGATTGCAAAATCAGCTTTGCCTGATGCGGACGAGGAGACGCTTTTTGAATTGGTTAAACATAGTAACGGCAATACGCGCCGGATGAGCAAATTGATGCGCGGCGCGGTACGCACGGCAAACAAGAACGGTATCAAGATGCAGGCCGGTATCGTTAAGAAATACAGCTCCCTGATTATCCGATAAGAAAGGCCGTCTGAAATGAGACACGAATATGCGGTACACGCCGGAGTCTATGAGGACACTTGGCACGATTACGAAACCCATAAACGTCGCAAGATTTGGCGGGCGGATGTGCGCGGCAAGCGCAAAGAAGGCTTTGCATGGTTGCAAATCCGCCGACTGCGGAAACGATTTGAAAGCAAAGAGGAAGCCAAGGAATGGGCTGCTCAAGTGAAGGCGGATTGGGTATGCAATAATTTTTTTGCCTTAAGAAAATATTAAGTAATTGATTTATAAGGAAATAGGAAAATGTCTAATTTGTTTTGCGAACGAAAAACCAAGTGGATCGGTTTGGCTTTTTGGTTGTTGTTTTGGGCGGTTTTGGTGGGAACGATGCTGCACAGCTGCTCTAAGCCGGTGGTGTCGGCGGCGAAGTTGGAAATGTCGCGCCGCGAGCGTCTGGCGGATTTGGAGGCAAAAGCCTTGGGCGAGCAATACGAGTCGATGAGTACGGAAGAAAAAATGAAAGGGATTGTTTATGAGCGATAAGCCATTGAGCCCTACGGCAAAAAAAGAGGCTTTGGAACGTGCGCTTAAGGAAATCCGCGCGAAATATGGCGATAAGGCGATTGTGAAAGGATGTGTGAAATGAGTTTCGGACGACGTAATACGGATTGGCAGGCTTGGGGACAACACCGCAGGCGTGCGACGGCGCGGATGGCGCAAAAAAGCCGAGAGCGAGAAATCGAGGAATATCAGGCGCGTTTTAAACGGCCTCTTGAGAAGAAGGAGGAGAAAAAATGATTTGGTTTGTTGTCGGATTGGCTGTGTTGGTGGTACTGGGGATTTGGCTTGAACTGCTGGCCCGAATCGTCGTGTTGCACATGATAGGAAAATGCCATGACGGGTATGACGACAATTAAAACGGTAAACCGTTGATGTTGCTCTATATTTTTTTGCCTTATTGGAAATATAAGGTATTGATTTAAAAGGAATTTAAAAATGAATGCAAAAGAAATTGCAGAATGGATCGAAGACCGTGGCGAGCTGATGTTGATGAAGAAGGACGGCGAAGGCTTTGTAATCGCTGCGCGGTCGCCGGACGGGATGTGGAAGACTGCCGAGGCGGAAACTTTGGCGCGGGCGATAACTTTATGGGAGGAAGTGTGATGACTACCGGAATGATGATTTATCTATTGGTCTGCGGGATTGTTGGTTTGGCGTTGGTGGTTGATTCACTGATGAGCCTGATTGAAAACTGGTTTAAGCAGCAGACTAAAGCGGTTGTTTTGGATGCCTGCGGTATGTTTTTGTCTTATCTAGGCATTAAGTTGGGCAGGTTGATGCGTGACAAGCAAACTAAGTTTGAAACTTGGTCAGAGTTTAAAGCATGGATCGATAAACAAGCTGAACTTGAAAATCACTTGGCAGGCAATGTTCAGATCGTAAAAGGCAATGGAAATGTACAGGCTGGTGGCGATGTTTGGAAGGATAAACAATGAACATCGAAAAATTCAACCCGAAAAAAGACCCTAAATACATTGACTATATTTTTCGATTTTTGAAGAAAAAATCCAAACTGATTGAAACTTTAGGAGCTTATCCACGAATTGTTAAGTTTAAAGATGGATTTGGCTGGTATATCGGCTGGTTTATTGATGACGGTCTTGGAGACTTTATTGGCAGCAGGATTTGTTACGGCTCCGAAAAAGTTGAGACTTTTTGTTTTGTTAAAACCACTGAAGCGGATGTTGTCGCCGAAGTCAAATGGAATGAATACGAACGTGTCGGAGGGTGTGCATTAACTAAATGGCATCACAAATGGGTCTATGCCAATAAACGATCACGCAAATGCCGCCACTGCGGAATATGGGAACGGAAAGTCGTCAAGACCGTTAAGACGGTTGAACGGCGAACATTATGGGAGAGCGAGTCATGAACGTGAAATGCCCGAACTGTGGTGCGGTGCATAGCCTAGACAGCTTAATCAACGATGCCGACGCATCGTCTGTATTGCGGGCTGTTTTGGAAATGGATGCGGAATTGGGCAAGGCGGCGATACGGTATATCGGTTTATTCCGCCCCGCCAAGTCCCAGCTCTCTTGGGCGCGTACCGCGAAACTGCTGAATGAGTTGCTGCCGATGATTAAGGCGCAGGAGGCGGCGCGTGACGGGGTTTGTTTTCCTGCCCCTACCGAGGCTTGGATTCACGGATTTAATGAAACCGTTAATGCACGCGACCAAGGCCGTCTGAAAACGCCGCTGAAGTCGCATAGATACTTATACGAAATCCTTGCAGGCTGGGTTGGCCAGCCAAGCGCAGGGAATCAAACAGTAAACCAACCAAACCGCCGAGCCGCACTGCCGGCCAACCCCAGCCAAACCCTTACCGCAGCCGCGTCGCTGCAAGGACTGAAAAAATGAAAGAACTGCCTACCCAACTGCATAACGCCATGATCGACGGCCTGACCATGCTTTTGACTCTGCGTCTGAGCGGTTCGCCGGCTGCCGACACTGTGGCCGCCACTGCGCAAACATGGAGCCGTGTATTGGCGCACGGCCGGGCGTGGGATGAGGTGCGCGATGTGAAGCGGTTTCAGACGGCCTTTATGGCGTTGGCCAATGAAATGAGCCGCTGGCCGAGTCCGAAAGATTTTTTGGACAATCTGCCGCCACCGCCGGAGCCGTTGAAGCTGGAGTACCACTACCACCCTACGGAGGAGGAAAAAGCGAAGGGGAAATCGGCTTTAAACCGCATACAGGGCGTGATTAAAGAGGTATTAAAAGGCAGGTCGCTGATGCCGCCTCCGGCTGAAACCGCCACCGAGCAGATTTTGAGACACCGCGCGAAAGTTGAGGCACTTGCCAAGCGCGAACGCGAACAAGGCTTGAGCAAGCCGAAATGTTAAACCCAACCTGAAAGGAAAGAGAAAATGGCTAAAGTCGTTCTTGTTATTAAAGATAGTACCAAAAGCTTATTTGAGTTTGAAATAAAAGGTTTAGAAGACGAATGTGAAGAAACTCCTGCAATCTTGGCCGGACATGCTGCAGCAGGCTATCTGAGAAGAAGACAAACAGCCCTCCACGAGAAATTTTTAAGTCAAATTTTACGAGACTTATCAGATCAAGATTTTTAGAGTAAACCCGAAAGGAAAATGGCTAAAACCCGAATCAAACAACCCGCTATTGAAGCGGCACAAGACAAAGCGGAAGTCACTGCGTTTATCCGCAAAATCGGCGACTTGCAGCGCGAAGTCAAACGCTTGGAAACCGAAGCCGGAGACAAAAAAGCAGTCATCGAAGAAGAATATGCCGCCAAAGCCGCGCCGATGTGTGCCGAAATCATGAGCCTGACCGAACGTGTGGCCGCCTACTGCGAAGCGCATAAGGACGAGTTGACGGAAAACGGTAAAACCAAAACCGTGGACTTTACCACCGGCCTGATTAAATGGCGCATCCGTCCGCCATCCGTCAAGGTAACAGGCGTGGCCGCCGTCTTGGCGTGGCTCTCGGAGAAATCCGCCTTTGCCGAGTTTGTCCGCACGAAAAAGGAAATCGACAAAGACGCCATCCTGAATCAAAAAGAGCGTTTTTCAGACGGCCAAGTGCCAGGGATTAAGATTGTGTCGGGGCTTGAGGATTTTGTAATTGAGCCGAGCGAACAAATTCTATAAAATCAACAGTCTGATTCAGTTCAGTGTGTTGAAACGTGATTGAGCCTACGGAGCAGGAGTTGATGTGATGATTTAAAACAATGTTAAAGGCCGTCTGAAATGGGGTTTAAAACCTGTTTCAGACGGCTTTTTTTATTCGAAATACAGTATATTTTTGATAGGAGATGTGTTTAAAATAGGCTAAAATCGTCGGATTAGGAAGAAGAAGATGAAGATCCGTATGAGCCACGAAAAATTCAATGTACTGTATGATGGCGAAGCATTGCGCAACAATGAAATGAATGTGCAAACCCTTGCTCCTGCGCTTTATGCATTCGGTACATTATTGGAAGAAGCTAATGCAGCAATCAACGGGAGCCGTGCCAAAGTAAGCGTTAATGTAAAAGCTTCATTTAAAACAGGTTGCTTCGGCATTGAGTTGAATACGTTTGTTTCACTAGTGGATTTAAGTAAGTCGTTATTTACTTCTGAGAATATTGCCACAGCCAAAAACCTGCTTGAATGGCTTGGTTTGGTATGGGGTACGGCGGGAATAACTAAATATACGGGAAAAGGTTTAATTGGGCTGATAAAATGGCTGAGAAACCGTAAGATTTCTAAGATCGAAACGGTTGGTGATGAAACCTTTAAGGTGTATGTCGGTGATGAATATTACGAAACTGAGAAGCAGGTATTATGGCTTTACCAAAACCACAAAATCCATGAAGCATTTAAAGATGTATTATCCCCATTAGAGCAGGAAGGTATTGATGAATTTGCTGTTACCGATTTAGAGCAAACTTCCCGATTTATGGTCATCAAGGAGTCAGAAGTGCCTTTTTTCGAGCCACCGAAAGAAGAAGATGAAATCCTTGCCGATGACGAAGTAAAGATGAATCTTCAGGTAGTAAGTCTGTCTTTCGAGGGTAACTATAAATGGCGGTTTTCTGATGGTAATTCCATATTCAATGCGGATGTCGAAGATGAAGGATTTCTCAGGCTTGTGCAATCGGGAGAAGTAGCTTTTGCTAAAGGGGATATCATCAAAGCGCGCTTGCATAAACTACAATATATCAAAGGGGAAAATATGAAAACGGAGTATCGAATTCTGGAAGTATTGGAACACCGGCATGGTGCACCACAAATGAAACTTCCTTTTGTAGACAACTAACTAGTACGCCCGGCAAAAGGTCGTCTGAAAACAGTTTAAAACCTGTTTCAGACGGCTTTTTTTATGCCTGTCCGTTTCGCAAAAAACATCGTCTTACTACAACATATAGTATTTTATCTGTATAATATGCGTTAATTAATCAATATATTGTGTTTTAGGAATTCAGAATGCGCCGGGCATTGATTGCAAAAATTAAAATTGCTCAAAAAGAGCTTGGTTTGGATGATGCGACGTATCGCGCGGTGTTGGAGCGTGTGACGGGCAAGCGGTCGTGTACCGAGTGCAGCATCCCTGAGCTGGAGCGTGTGGTCGAGGATTTGCGCCAGCATGGGTTTGCGCCGAAGAAAACGGCAGGCCATCGCCCGAACCGCCGAAGCTCTGCCGATCCGATGATGCGGAAAATCGAAGCCCTGCTGCTGGATAACGACTGGACTTGGAATTATGCGCACGGCACGGCGAAAAAGATGTTTAAGGTTGACCGCGTGGAATGGTTGTCCGACGGCAATATGCACAAGTTGGTGGCGGCTTTGCAGATTGCGGCGAACCGAAAGAAAAAGGAGGAATAGGAATGAGTGTAAGTTGGGAGATGACAGAGCAGGATTTCGAGGATGTGAAACATCTGCTGCCGCATAGTGTGGTGGCGATGATTACGGTCATCGGACTGGAGGCGACATTTCACATGGTTAAGGTTTGGGGCGGGACGAATTACCCGATTTCCAATCGTCGCCGCAATACGCGTCAGAGCCGAATCTTACACGCGCAACTGGTCGAGGACATTGGCGAGGCGGCGGCGGGACGATTGGAGCGAGCCTATGCCGGTCAGCCTTTCTTGGCGATTCCGCGCTGCTGGGATGCGATGCGTGAGCTGCGCAACCGATTTATCCGCCGGCAATATGATGCGATGAGCGCGGAGGGTTTGAGCGATTTGGTTATTGTGCGCGAGCTGGTGTTGGCGCATAAGTTGTCGACGCGCAATATCCGATACATTTTGAAAGAGGCCGACCGCGAGGCGGCGGCAAGAGCGCAGGCTGATTTGTTTGCGGCATGATGGTTTTGTTTTCCTTGTGTGTTTGAGTAGACCTTTTTTCCCTGCTTCGTGCAGGGATTTTTTTTTACCTGCATTCCGCTGAATGCAAGCCTGACGGGGCTTGGGGGTCGTCTGAAAAGGTTTAATGGGGTTTTCAAATGTTATGCAATCAACCTTTTTTGGAGATGATGAATGGGCAAAACCGTAACCTTAACCGCTGGACACAGCAATACTGACCCGGGCGCAGTCAACGGAAGCGACCGTGAGGCGGACTTGGCGCAGGATATGCGCAACATCGTGGCTTCAATCCTGCGTAACGATTACGGCCTGACCGTACGCACCGACGGCGAAGGCAAAGGCAATATGCCGCTGCGCGAAGCAGTTAAGCTGATTCGCGGCTCGGATGTGGCGATTGAGTTCCACACCAATGCGGCGGCGAACAAAACGGCGACAGGCATCGAAGCCTTGTCCACGCCGAAAAACAAACGTTGGTGTCAGGTATTGAGCAAGGCTGTTGCCAAGGCGACAGGCTGGAAACTGCGCGGTGAAGACGGCTTTAAGCCGGATAACGCAGGGCAGCATTCGCGCCTGGCTTATGCGCAGGCCGGCGGCATTGTTTTTGAGCCGTTTTTTATCAGCAACGACACTGATCTGGCTTTGTTTAAAACTACAAAATGGGGCATTTGCCGCGCGATTGCGGACGCGATTGCGATGGAATTGGGAGCGGCGAAGGTATGAAAAAGTCTTTGATTGCTTTATGTGTTGCCCATTGTGCAAAGTTGAAAAACGGTTTTGGCGTCCCGCCGTTACCTGAAATCAAAATCACGTCAAGCCCTGTTCGGATAGGCTCTTTAAAACAACATCCGAGCCTGCGCTTGGGTAAGTCGGGCGTGGCAGCTGCCAAACGCGCGGCGCGTAAACGCAAGAATCGTCGTTAATCATGGGACAGATTGAGTTTTACGAAAAGATGATTGAGCAATGGTCGCGTAAAAGCCGCGAGGCAAGCGAACAGGCAGATTTGGCTGCGTTTGAATTTGCGGAGAGCGAAATTGCCAATTATCGGGAAATGCTGAAACGGCACCTGCAAACCAAAAGTGTGGAATAGCAATGCGTATTTTGGATATTTTTAAAAACCCGGCGACAGGCAATGTGTCGCACTCGAAACTCTGGGCAAACGTCGCCTGCGCGGCTGGGACGTTTAAGTTTGTGATGTTGCCCGACCCTTCGGCGGAGATCTGGGCGGTGTATTTGGGCATTGTCGGCGGCTATGCCGTGGCGCGTTCGTTGGTCAGCGTCAAACGTCAGGAGGTCGAGAATGAATCTCGTGAAACTGCTGGCGAATAACTGGCAACCGATTGCCATCATCGCGCTTGTCGGCACGGGTTTGGCGGTGTCGCACCATCAAGGCTACAAGTCGGCTTTTGCGAAGCAGCAGGCGGTCATCGACAAGATGGGAAAAGACAAAGCGCAAGCCCTGCTGTTGTCGGCTCAAAACTATGCGCGCGAGCTGGAAAATGCGCGTGCGGAAGCTAAAAAATATGAAGTCAAGGCGCACGCTGTCGGCATGGCTTTGGCGAAAAAACAGGCGGAAGTCAGCCGTCTGAAAACGGAAAATAAAAAGGAAATCGAAAATGTCCTTACTCAAGACCGTAAAAATGCAAGCGGCGGTTGTATTGACGGCTTTGGCCATCACGGCCTGCAGCTCTACAAGCGCGCCCTCGGCTACGGAAATTAAGGTTGTCGAAAAGGCGGTCATGCCGACACCGCCTGCCGCATTGATGGTCGCGCCGGTACGACCGAATGCGCCTAAAGACGGTAAGACGGCCACGCTGTTGGAACACGCCGCTGAGTTTGGCGGCTATGTTTCGGAACTGGAAAACCAAAATCAGGCTTGGCGCGATTGGGTCAACAGTCAAGCGGAAGTTGACGGTTCGGAGGGCGCACGATGACGACTTATCGTGATTTGGTGCAACGCACGGTCGCCTGCCGCCATGCGGACTTGGAATTGGGCTTAAGCCGCGCACGCGAACAAGAGCCGTTTGTCATCCATGTTTCCGACCTATTGGATAAGGCAGGCATTGAGTACGCAGTGCGTATGGATAAGGATTTTCAGACGACCTTATATATTGCGCTCCATCAGGGGCGCATATTTTTAATTCTTGTAAAGCCCCTTAACTCTAGCCAGTGAAGGGGCTTAATCATGTTTATTTTCTATACCGTCAATCCCGAACCCGTATCTTTCCCGAAAGCATACATCTTGAAAGTGTTCAGGGATAAAGACAACGAATCCCAATGCATCAAAACAGTTTGTTTCCCTTATATATTGCGCTCCATCAGGGGCGCATATTTTTAATTCTTTATATATTGCGCTCCATCAGGGGCGCATATTTTTAATTCTTGTAAAGCCCCTTAACTCTAGCCAGTGAAGGGGCTTAATCATGTTTATTTTCTATACCGTCAATCCCGAACCCGTATCTTTCCCGAAAGCATACATCTTGAAAGTGTTCAGGGATAAAGACAACGAATCCCAATGCATCAAAACAGTTTGTTTCCCTATCCGCAATCCGACTTTGAAACAAAAAATTGAAAACGAAGCGTATGAATACGGCAGATTGTTTGTAAAAGAATTGATGGATAAGGAATGCAACCGTGAAAGCCTTGGAAGATAAAGCCGTGGCGGCGGCCGCGGACATGGCGGACGCTCCAGCGGACGGCGGGGCTGCGGCAACCGCCGAAGGCTGCCCCCCTAGGCTAATAGGGGGGGACCAAAACAAAACCCCAAATCCGAAGGGTGCGGAAAAAACAGAAAACCAAGAATTTCAATTCGAATATTTCAGCCATTTTGTATCGGACGGCAAAGGCAGATTTATAGAAATACCGTTAAGGCGTGGCAGGGATGACGGAGCGTTCATAGACCAAATCACTTTCACGATTCACGAAGATTCTTTGCCGAAAGTAACAGGAAAAGGATTGGTTTCAGATACGGAATTCGTTGTCCAGTATAGCGAACTGTTGGAAGAAATATTGGGATTCGGCATTACCCAAAAATTACCGTTCAAAGGTAAGTTTTTCTATAAAAGCTGTTATCAACTCGGACCCGACAACGTCGAATACGGAAAGGTTCACTATGGTGGTCAGCGAGAAACGATGTTGGTCGAATTGAACGGAACAGGCTGCATGGCGGCATTACCCGGTTGGGAAAACCGCCTACATGAATTCTTAAGTAAATGCGTCCGCCCGAAAATAACCCGTGTCGATGTAGCCCATGATTTTTTCAACGGCGAGTACACACCCGATCAGGCAATGCTAGACCACGATAACGGACATTACGACGTACACAATATGCGGCCAAAAAGCGAATGTCGAGGTACGGCATGGCGCAATGAAGACGGCAGCGGAAAAACCTTTTACATCGGCAAGCGCGGAAACTCAAAATTTACCCGTGTTTACGAGAAAGGCAGACAGTTTGGAGATGTTGACAGCCCTTGGGTCAGGTTTGAAACCGAATTCAGGGCGGGGGATATAGAAATCCCATTGGATATGCTTCTTTATCCCGGTTCGTATCTAGGCGGTGCATATCCGATTTGCAAAGCGATTTTCAAGACCGAAGCCAAGCGGATGGAAGCAAAAGTAGAAACCGTTAATTTGACATTCGACCATAAGCTTTTCCATGCAAGGAATCAGGTCGGCAAGATGGTTAATTTCCTTCGAGATATAGGGTGGGACGATAGCAGGATAGTTGATGAGCTGGTGAAAGGCGTTGAAGGTTATCCCAAAGGTTTACAGCCTGAGCAATACGATTGCAGAAACCAAACGCAGAAATTCCAGTATATCCACGAAGAACAGAAAGCCATTAACGCATTGAACATTGAAACACTGTTTGATGATTTGAATGAAGAGAAAGAAACCGCATTCCCACAAGACAGGGAAAGGCAACACATCAAGGATATTGAGTACGAGGAACGTCAAATATCCGATTTTTTAAACAACTGAAGGAAATTGAAAAATGTTTGAAACAAGCCAAGTAACCACATATCCAGCCACTTTATTGGGCGCAAAACAATTCAAAGGCGAAATCGACGGTAACAAAATCGATTCATGCACCGTCTTGGTAGCCAGTCCCATGCCGTCAAACGGCAATGCCGTGGGCTTTACCGCGGCAAGCATGAAGTTTGGTGACAGTCATAATTTTGAAAAATTGAAAAACCTTAAATTCCCCTGTGCCGTTGATGTAACCGTTGCGATGGAATCAACAGGCAAAGGCTTAGTGCCGAAATTGTTGGATTTCCAAGTAAAGGGCGCAGCATCTAAAGCCTAAGAAAGGCTGAATCATGAGCAGATACCAACAGAAATTTATCGTACAGGAATTGGAAAATCACGAATTCATCTATCCCGATCCATTTGGCGATATTGGCTTTACGCCGAACATCAAATCAGCCGGTAAGTATGACAGCTATGAAGACGCTTTCAGCTCGGCATTGGAAGAGATTGGCGGGGAATTTGTAATTTTCGGATTCTACGAAAAAGAAGATTAAGTTTAAGAGGCTCGGCGGGCGGTCTCTAAAACCTTCACAAAGCCCGCAAAACTATTTTTTATCAACATTTCGTAAAGGAAAACATCATGAAATTGATGAACACTTGCCGTAAATACGGCGTAAAACTGGCTGTTGTTGCCGCCGCTCCTCTGGCTCTCGCTACTCAAGCATGGGCTGAAGTACCTGAAAGCGTCAAAACCGACTTGGCTACCGCTAAAACCGATGCTATGTCAGTTGCGGCAATCGTACTGGGTATTATCGCTTCAATCTTCGCAATCACTTTGATTCGTCGCGTATTGCGCTAATCCGAAAGTTTCAGACGACCCGACAAAGGTCGTCTGAATTTTAAAGGGGCATAGAAATGTCGATTATAGAAACGTTATTGAAAGAGTTTGGATACAGCCTTGCCGATATAAAAGAAATCGGCGGCTATGTCCTGTCTGCATATGGCGGACTTTTAGGCATCGCCCTGATACGTTCGGTTATCGACGGCAGAAAGGCTAAAGCAGCCGCAGAACGCAAAGAACGTCGTGAAGAAATTCGGGAAAGGCTGGATGAAATCAGATTGAGGCTTGCTGAAATCAGGTTGGAAAAGGCAGAAGCCGAAATTAAAGCCAATGAATCAGAAGAATCCTCCGAGGAAGACGAAGAATGTGAAGACAGACGCCGAACGCAGGAAGAAGCCTTAGCCGTTTATGAAGAACTCGTAGCAGAAGAGCAGGAACTTGAAGCACAGGAACAAGAGTTCGAAACGATTGCAAACGGTATAGGCGAAGATGAAGACGACGACGGCGTTTATATCTATAAGGACTGCTAATGGGCTACCAAGTCGGAAACAACTGTTATGCAACCCGCCAAGACGCTGAAAATGTCTATTTCAGCCTAGTTCCTCCGAAGATTGGCGAAGACGGCAAGTTGATACAGCTTCAGGCGTCTAAGCTCGGTTGGATACTTAACGGTCAGATCGTCAAAGCCGAATTGCCCGAATGCAACCCGATAGACAGCATGAGGGACGGTTCATACATAGGCTGGTCTGTGGTCGCCATCATGGCTGCCGTTTGGGGGATGAAGCTTTTATGGCAGAAATTGAGGTAGTCGCATGATGGACTTTTATTTCTATCTTGGCGTATTTGTTCCGGTCGTGGTGGGCTGGATGATTTTTAAATGACGAAGCGATATAATCCCGACTTTCTGCAACCGTTACGAAAGTTAGGATTATGTTTTACATTTCAGAAGAAGAATTGAGATTCAAAAAGGACACGAATCCCGATTATTTAAATGAAAAACTGTGTCATGTGTTTATAGCTGAAATGTTCAGACTTAAAGAAATTTATCCAATTTCTGATTTTAAGAACATGGTAAAAAGTGCAGCCCAATATTTTTTAAATAGAACATATCTTGATGATATGTTAGTTTTTTTTGAAGATGGCTCGTATTTGAAATTTCAGTTTTTAGAACATGGCTTTGAATGCAAAGAGTTCTATGATGGTCAAATTTCAACGGCTTATTATTATGGCCGTTATTCTATTAGGATGTAATTTTAAAGCTAACGCTGAATTAGTTGTTGAGCCAAATGGAAGAGTTCGTGTTTCGACTGGCGGTTTTAATCAAAATGGCGTTAGAACTTGGCGTTATTTAGATAATGGTCGTGGCGGTATGGGGGGGAATATGTTCTATCATGAAACATCCAGTAAATCATTAGCCGTCCGTGAAGCCTCTACCGGCCTCCGCTCTGCCTCAACAGTTCCCGTAACCATAGAACAAAAAGTATCCCGCTCTACCGTCCTAAAAAACCTGCTCTCAAAAGCCAAAGCAGGCGGCAAATTCGCAAGAGTAGGAGGCGGTCCTGTCGGTTTTGTAGTTTCGACCGCTGCTTTTTATCTCGTAGAGCAAATGCTTGCAGACGAAGGTTATAAATACGATGTAACTTTAGGCGATTTTGTAACCGATAAAGAATACGTAATTATCATAACTCCAAACGATGAACGTAACGGAGGTAAAAACGAATTTGAATTAGCACGTTTTGGATTATCTAAAGATTCTTATGATTATGGTTATAAGAGCTATAAATCAACGTTAGACGGGTTATGTGATAGAGCGTCAAAAAACGTAGATGATTATGCAAAGAGTAAGGGCGATGAAGGTCATATAGCTAAAGAGTATAAAGGTTCTACTTTAACTGGTGGTTGTAAAGCTATAACGGCTTATGGAGAAGCCATTAAAGCATTTTGGCGTATTGAGCCAAATAAGAAACAGCCTATTTCGCAGTCAGAATTCGACAGAATAGTAGGTCCGAATGCAGACCGAAATCCTACGTCCTATGTAAATGCAACAGCAAATGAAGACGGCAGCATTCCGGGTGCATCAGTAAGCACGCCGACCGTGCCTAACGGAACAGTCATTACACTTGGTCCGGCAACAGGGCAAGACGGCAGACTCTTTCAGATAACCATCAGCTTCACAACAACATCAGACGGCAACACAACCGCAACCGTCACCACAGCCCCGCGCCCCAACCTCACACCGGGCAGCCCTGCCGCGCCAAAAACCAACCCAACCCCGACACCGGGCGAAAATGGCAAGCCGGGTTCACAACCCGACCCCAATCCTGACGGCAAGCCTAAAGAGGATGACAAGCCCAAAGAAAGTGGCGGTTTATTGTGTGAAGTGTTCCCGAATATTCTAGCCTGTGCTGAAAAAGGCAATATTGAAGAACAGGAAGAACCATTCAAAATACCGCATACCCAAAACGAAACAACCTTTAGACCTGATTTCTTTCTGCCTGACAACGGCGTTTGTCCTGCTCCCAGAACAGCAACCTATTTAGGCATAACATTGGAATTCAAATATGACCTGATTTGCCGTTTTGCTGAAATGATACGTTTTCTCGTTATCGGTATAGCTGCCGTTGTAGCCGCATTTATCATGTTCTCAAGTAGAAAGGACTAAAGCATGCAAGCCGCGTTTTTCGCCATATTACAAAGGCTGCTGACCTATATCGTCGTAAAAGTATTTATAGCACTGGGTATCAGTTTCGTGACCTTTACAGGCTTTACAGTGGGTCTAGGATTCGTCAAGGATTACATCAGCAATCAATTTAATTCCATGCCGTCCGATATTCTGCAAATCATCATGATGGCAGGTTTCGGACACGCATTAGGGCTGATATTCGGCGCATTCGCCTTTAATGTCGCCATGCAAAGTATAAGCAAATTGTCGTTCATTCCAGGGGGTAAAGATAAATGATTATTCTGCAAACAGGCGTTCCGGGCAGCGGAAAAACCAGTTCTGTCGTTAATATGTTGATGACCGATGAAAGCTACACCCACTTCACTGACAAAGACGGCGTCAAGAAAAAACGCCCGCTCTTTGTCAACGGTATTCCCGAACTCAAAATAGAACATGAAGAACTTTCAGACGAGCAAATCAAATCACAGCCGTTTCAAGACTTCCTCCCTTATGGTTCGCTTGTCATCATAGACGAAGCGCAACGGCTGATGGGTACACGTTCCGCCGCTTCAAAAGTACCGCCATTCATCGAAGCCTTGGCAACACACCGCCATCACGGTTTAGACATAGTGTTGATTACTCAACATCCCAGCTTTCTTGACAGTTTCGTCCGCCGGCTCGTTCAACGGCATATGCACGTTTCCATTAAGCCCGTCGGACGCAAACTATACGAATGGAACGAATGCGTCGACCAGCCCGATAGCAGTGTAAACATTGCCAAAGCCATTGAACGGACGTTTGTTGTGCCTAAAAAGTCCTTCGGTATGTACAAATCTGCCGAAGTACACACCAAGCCCAAACGTCGCATTCCCAAAAGCTTGATATTCGTTGTCCTGTTTATTCCCCTTTTAATAGGCTTTACGCTTTACACGATAAACAAAATGAGCAAACGGTTCAGCGCGGACGAACAGCAAACAACGTCAACAACTGCCGCATCCGATGTAGATGGCGCAGAACCGAAAACCAGCCCTGCGACTGCCGATATAGGGCAAAATCTCAAACCTGAAGATTTTGTACCTACACTCGCCGAAAAGCCCGAAAGCAAACCCATCTATAACAACGTCCGCCAAGTTAAAACATTTGAGTACCCTGTCGGCTGCGTTGATGGCGGCAAAAGCGGATGTACCTGTTATTCAAGCCAGGGCACACCGCTGAAAGAAATCACAAAAGCCATGTGCAAAGACTACGCAAAAAACGGCTTGCCTTTCAATCCGTATAAGGACGAACAACAACAGGCAGCACAACAGTCACAAACAGCCCCGCAGACCGCCTATGAGCCTGAAAACAGCCAAGTCGTCGCAATGGGCGGTCAAAGCCCTAAAAACCTCATGTATGACGGCTATGTCGAAGCAGGTCAGCAATTTGCACAACGCGGCGGGGTCGTAGGTTCGCCATAAACAAAGATGCTTATTTATCTGTTAATGAAGCCAAAGGCGGAATTAATAGGTAAATAAGCATCCACGGGGTGCGGGAACTCCCGCTTTTTGAATTTCAGCAATTTTATGTCTTCCAGCGATGTCTAAAAATTCAAAAACAGGCAAAAATCAGCGCAACCGGACGCAATAAAATGCTAAAGCCAAAACCCGCAAACCGTTTTAAAAAAGACGGTTTGCGGGTTTTTGTTTATGCGCAAAACAAAGACCCGGGCGGTTTAGGCAGCAAATCGACCAAAGTTAAAAACTGGACAAAAGAAATGCCGAATCGTCTGACCATCCTAAAGATTGAATATCATCATAGCCGCATAGCAGGCTGAATAAATAAGGAAAATGCAATGAACGTAATAGGATTGGATATTTCAAAAGACACCATAGACGTAACATTGATTACGGCCAAAGGCGAAATAGACTATATAAAAATCGGAAACAGTCATGAAGGTTTTGAAAAACTGATTGGCTGGATAAAAACTAAGAGAGTTAGAAAAATTGCTATAAGCATGGAAGCAACAGGCGTTTATTACGAAAAAGCTGCCGAACATTTGAGCGCAGTCTATACCGTTTACGTCATCAATCCCCTCAAAATTAAAGATTACGCAAAAAGCCAGTTCAGTCATACCAAAACAGACAAAGCAGATTCAAAGTTGATAGCCGATTACACAAAACGACATTTAGATAAATTGAAATCGTTTAGTCCGTCTGAAAATCCAACGTTGTACAAACTGATAAACCTGCTTCAGCAGCTCAAGCAACAGAAGCACGAAAGCCAAAACAGGCTACATGCCGCTAAAGATCCGTTTATAAGGTCAACTCACGAATCAATCATCCTGCTGCTCTCAAAGAAAATAGACGAAACCTCAAAACGCATAGACAGCGTGATTAAGCAGCAAAAAAGCCTGAATGCCGAATATAAGAACCTGCAAACCATACCCGCCATAGGCAAAGATACCGCTGCAATCCTGCTTAGACACCTGACGGATAAAACGTTTGAAACCGCAAACCAATTTGTATCATTCGCCGGATTAAGTCCCAAAATTGAACAATCAGGGACAAGTGTCAATAAAAAAGGCCGATTAAGCCGATACGGACACAGACAATTAAAACGCGCCTTGTTTATGCCTGCTTTGGTTGCTTATCGGATAAACGCATTTCCGCAACTGGTCAAAAACTTGGAAGCGGCCAAAAAACCGAAAATGGTCGTTATTGTCGCTTTGATGCGTAAACTCGCAAAAATTGCTTTTTATATCCATAAGGCAAAAACACCGTTTAACAAAGCGCGTCATCAGACGGTTTAA